GAACTAACGCAGTGGCCTACAGACTACGCATGGAATTACATGAGGTCACGTCTACGTACTACCAAAGCTTCGGGGTTACCTCTCTACATGAGAGCTACAAGCAATCCGGGTGGTCCAGGCCACATGTGGGTTAAGAGATACTTTATAGATCCTAGTCAACCTGATAAAGCATTTTGGGCTACAGATAACGAAGGTGAAGTAATCTGTTGGCCTAAAGGACATACTAGAGAGGGAGAACCTCTTTTTAAAAGAAAGTTTATTCCTGCTACTCTGTTTGACAATCCTTATCTTTCTGATGATGGAATGTACGAAGCTAACCTACTCTCTCTTCCTGAACATCAAAGAAGACAATTGTTACAGGGAGATTGGGATATTAACGAAGGTGCAGCTTTCCCTGAGTTTAGTAGAAGGATACATGTGGTAGATCCGTATGATATCCCAAGCAACTGGCCTAGGTTTCGAGCAGCAGACTACGGATACGGATCTTACTCTGCTGTTATATG